GAAACCAAATGCCTTACAAAATTATTAGCCCACGCTTAGGCGAACCCGGCACAGAATACGACGCCGAAGGTGCAGCAGCCAACGGCATAAACGTAGCGGCCCTAATCGAGGGCGGCCTATTAAAGCAATCCACAAATGAAACCCCAAAACCTGCTAAAACTAATAGCAAGAACACACCAAAGGACTAACCACTATGGCAACCAGCACTTACCTAAGCAACCCAAACGTAACCGTGAACGCAGTTTCGCTGCAGGATCAGTGCCAAGGTTTGGTTTTTACGCGCACTATTGAGGCGCTGGAAAGTACCGCGTTTGGCACCACGTCACGCAGTTACACTGCTGGCCTCGAAAACTCTACGCTGCAACTTGATTTGTACGCGTCGTTTGCCACGTCGGAAACTTACGCCACGCTTAAAGCATTGGTAGGCACTTCCGTAACCGTTTCGTGGTCACCATCAGCAACCAGCCCGGGCACCGCAACCAACCCAACCATGACCCTTACAGGCGCATACTTGGAAGCGATCCCCTACACGTTGGCATTGGGCGCACTTGGCACCGTAAGCGTTACCTTTACTGGCGGCGTTTACTCAGTACTCGAAGTTTAATTAAAGCCGGCAACGGCCCGACACAAAGGCAGGCACAATGCAATTAACACTTAAAGTATCTTTACCCGACAACGCGTACGAAGTAACTACAAACCTGTTTACCGTTGTCGCGTGGGAACGTCGTTTTAAGCGTAAAGCCTCAGACATGGCTACTGGTATTGGTATCGAGGATTTAGCGTATTTGGCTTGGGAAGCAAGCAAGCACCATAAAGTGGTTGTACCGGGCGACTTTGACGCGTTCATTAAGCAACTGGTAAATATCGAAGTTGTAGAGGCGGTAGACCCCAGCCCTTTTACCCCGGCACCTACCGAAGGCAACTAGCAGAACTGCTAATAACCGTTGGTTGGTGGCCACCGCAAATCGAGTTTGACACTAAAGACCTAGCCACTGTTGTAAAGTGCTTAGAGGAACGCAACAGAAGGTAACGCCGTGGCCGCAAACGTATTGGAAATTAAAGGTATCCAAGAAACCTTAAAACTGCTAAACGAAATTGACCCCAAGTACAGGCGCACAGTTACTAAGCAAATTAGAGGCGCGGGCGAAATCATATTAAGCGAAGCCCGACAAATGGTGGCTGGTTACGACAACAGCAAAGGCAACGGCGCGCCACTGTCCGGCATGGTGCGCGGCAACCTTATTAAAGGCCGCGAAACCAGTTACCGAACTGACGCCGTGCAAAAAGGGTTTAAGATTAAAACAGGCGTACGCGCTAGCAAAGAACGCTACGTAAACTTTACGCGTACTGACGATCGCGGTTCGTCATATACGGAACAAGTTGTTTATGGCGCGAAGCCTTACCGCCTTATGACCGTGCAAAGCGCCGACGCGGCAGGCGCTATTTATGACCATGCCGGGCGCAATACCAGCAGCCAGTTTGTTAGCAACCTAAACATGGAAGTAGGCGGGCAGCCCCGCGTTATCGACGTGGCAGTAGATAAAAACAGGCCAGCAGTTCAGGCCCAAGTTTTAACCGTAATAGCCGACGTAATGAAACGCACTAACCAGCAATTAAAGGTTCGATAATGGCAATAAATATACCGATTATTACTACCTTTAGCGATAAGGGTATAAACGCTGCACAAAAAGCGTTTAAGGGTTTAGGCAGTTCTTTACCGTTAGTAGGTGCAGCAATAGCAGGCGCCGTTACTGGCGTAGGCGTATTGGCCTATAAATCAGTACAGGCAGCGTCAGATTTACAAGAGGCGTTAAGCAAAAACCGCGTGGTGTTTGGCGCTATCAGTGTTGAGGTTGCAGCGTTCGCCCGGGAAGCAAACCGCGCGTTTGGCATATCGGAAACAGCAGCACTAAAAGCCGCTGGCACGTTTGCAGTGTTTGGTAAATCCGCTGGCCTTGCCGGCAAAGACCTACAAGTGTTCGCTACCGACTTCGTGGCCCTGTCTGCAGATATGGCGTCGTTTAGCAACACAAGCGTAGACGAAGCCATAAACGCTATTGGTAGCGCCCTACGTGGCGAGGCTGAACCGCTACGCAAATACGGCGTACTACTAAACGACGCAACACTAAAAGCCGCCGCTACCGAACTAGGCATATATCGAGGCACGGCAGCACTAACCGCCCAGCAAAAAGTATTGGCAGCGCAAAAGGTTATTTACGAACAGACCACCGACGCGCAAGGCGACTTTGCCCGAACCAGCGACGGGTTAGCAAACCAGCAAAAGATTTTAAGCGCAACCCTAGAAAACGTAAAAACCAATATAGGCCAAGCGCTGCTACCTATCTTTGTAAAGTTTGTTCGGTTTCTAAACGACAACGTAACGCCAGTGATCGAACGCGTAGCCCGCGTATTAGGTGAAGACGGCATAGTAAAAGGCCTGCAGCAGGCCATATACGAAATGGGCAGTTTTGGGCCTAAGTTCTTAGGCGCTATTAAATCTGTAACCGTTGGCGTAGCAACAATGGTAAACAACTTGGCTAAGGCTGGCAAAGTAATAGCAGTAATGGCCGAACACCCTATTACGGGTATTTTTAGATTAGGCGACGCACTTAAAGACGTAATAAACGTTGGCGATATTGAGGCGGCGTTTAACGGGTTTGCTGCAGGCGTTCGTAACTTTGGTTCGGCCTCGGGTTACAGCAGTTTTGCAGCCAAACAATTAGCAGAAACCGCTAAATCTGCTGCTGACGGCCTCGGCGAGTTTGGTGAGGGTGCCGGCGGTGCTGGTGGGGCAGCCGACAAAACCAAAAAAATGGCAGACCGCGTAAAAGAACTACGCGATGAAATAGACAAAACCTTTACAACGTCACTAAAAGAGGCCCAAGAAAACCTTAAAGACGCCCAAAAATCTTTTGATGATTTTGCCGAAAACGTTAGTGGCAGCATTAAAGACGCGTTTGATTTTGGTAGCGCGCAAGAGGCAGGCAAAGAAACAGGTAAGGGTTTCTTATCCGGGCTAAAAGATCAGGTAGCAGGCATTGTTACCTACGCTAATAACGTCGAAATACTGTTAAAGCGCGGGCTATCCCAAGACGCATTATCGGCAGTACTCGACGCTGGCGGCGACGCTGGCGCGGCTATTGCACAAGAGTTAGTAAACGGCGCCCAAGAACTAATAACAGGCCCGGGCGGCGTAAACGAACTGACAGCAACAGCCGAGGCTGCAGCCAACACCATTGGGCAAATGGCAGCCAGCAAATGGTATCAAGCGGGCGTAGATCAGGGTAAAGCGATGGTGCAAGGCATAGTAGACGTAATGGCAAAATATGCGCCCATTATTGCTAATCAAAACCTGAAACCTAAAGCACTTGCTGGCCTACTCGAAAACATTAAAACAGACACTGCCTTTAGCGGCATTATGGCCAGTAACGGTATGACAGCCGCAAACGAAACGTACAGCCCCGGGCAAATCAGCAGCACCGATTTAAGCAAAATAGGTTTACAAGCGGCAGCAGGCGACACGTACGTAGTTAATTTGTCTAGCCTTGTGCCCAATGCCGCTGCTGGAGAAGCGATAGTAAACGCGATACGCAGTTATAACAGGGCAGCCGGCCCCGCAAACATTCAGGTAGCGTAATGGCTACGTCAGTTATTGCCAGCGGTAACTACGAACTGTTTATAGACACTGGTTTTATGCTGAACGCGTTTACCCTCGATGACGTAACACGCGGCGTATTAAATAACACTGAATACGTTTTAGACGGCTTAACAGAGTTTGCGCCTATGTTGGAATACGCTAAAAACGTTTCAGTAACCCGTGGCCGCCGCGAGATCGGTGACCAGTTTAGCGCAGGCACAATGTCGTTTACCCTCGATGACACACTAGCCAACGGCATATTAAACCCTTTATACACGTCTAGCCCGTTCGTAGACCCTGCCGGGCAATTCACCTTGGCGCCTTTACGTCGAGTATCGCTAGGCCGCTACGACAGCACTAACACGTTTATAGCCCTGTTTGTGGGTCAAATAGTGAACTATGATTATTCGTACGAGTTGGGCGGAAATAACACAGTTACCGTTTATTGCGCAGACGATTTTTACCTACTAGCGCAAACTAGCCTTGCCCAGTTTAACGTATCCGAGGAACTGTCTAGCGACCGCCTTACCGCCGTACTCGATCTACCCGAGGTTGCTTATCCGGCACTTAGTCGAAACATAAACACTGGCACCCAAACATTGGGCGGCGCCTCGGCT